GCAGAGACAGTACAACCTGAAACAGATAGACTACTAGGAAGGTTATGAAATTAATCGTAGCCTGCGATCCAGACGGAGGTATAGGTTATCAAAACAAATTGCCCTGGAGTAAAATCGAGGGCGATTTGCCAAGATTTAAAGAATTAACGTTGGATAAAGTTGTTGTAATGGGTCGTAATACATGGGAAAGTTTACCTAAGAAACCATTACCAATGCGAACAAATTTTGTAATCACATCAGACCCATTTAGTTTACCTTATCAAGTTAATCATGAAAAAGTTTTTGCCATTTCTGATATCAATACATTAAAAAAGTTTAATGAAAACGCTTGTATAATTGGTGGAGCAAAAGTTATTGAAAGCGCATGGTCACTGATTACTACTGTGCATTTAACAAAGACCTTTGCCACTTATACTTGCGATACTTTTATAGATTTGTTAAAATTACAAAATGAGTTTATATTAGAATCCAGTACGCAATACACTGACCATACATATGAAATTTGGAAACGAAAATGAAACAGTATCACGAACTACTACAAGATATTTTAGATAATGGAGAAATAAAAGATGACAGGACTGGTGTTGGCACCTATAGTGTTTTTGGCCGTAATCTTCGCTTTGATTTGCGTACAGGATTCCCTGCCATCACCACTAAGAAACTTGCTTGGAAAGCTGTCTGTGGCGAGTTACTATGGTTTATTGAGGGTTCGGAAGATGAACGTAGACTCGCCGAAATTACACACGGGTCGAAAGAAGGTAAAGTTACTATATGGAGTCCCAATGCACTTGCTCCGTATTGGAAGCCTAAGGCGAAATTCGAAGGTGACTTGGGTCGTGTTTACGGAGTCCAATGGCGTCATTGGAACAAGTATACGGAGGAATGGGATTTCGGCAAAGCGCATAAAGGTGGTCAAAGGCTCGCGGTTGATAAAACAGAAATTGATCAATTCAAGAATTTACTTGAAGGCTTACAAAAAGACCCGAACGGCCGTAGGCATATATTGAGCGCATGGAATGTAGCCGAAATGGATCAAATGGCATTACCTCCCTGCCATGTTATGAGTCAATTTTATGTCAACAAAAATAAAGAACTCTCTTGTCATATGTACCAGCGTAGTGTGGATGTGTTTCTTGGGTTACCTTTTAACATTGCTAGCTATGCGTTACTCACTCATTTGATTGCACACCATTGTGGATACAAAGTAGGTGAACTGATTATTAGTACTGGTGATACACATATCTATAAGGATCATATAGAACAAGTGAAGGAACAACTTACTAGGGAAGAATATCCGTTGCCTACACTAATGTTAAACGCAACTAAAACTAACATTTTTGAAATAACAATGAATGATATACATTTAGAAAATTATCAAAGTCATGGACAAATTAAAGCGAGTATGGCACTATGAAAATTTCTGATGAGGCTATAAATGTCGTTGTGCATAAGTTTCGTATGGGTGATGTAGAAGATCCTGCACTATATGCGGCAGAACCGTTATATCAATGGGAACATAGTGAACCCGGACAGTGGGTTATGAAAAATTCTATTCAAACGCCTACTTGGCATTTGATTCCGAACCCAGACTTTTTTGGACATGAAGTTCTAATACGGGCAATTTTTACACCCGAACAGCATACATACTGGAAATTAAAATATGAGTAAAATACTAGTAACTGGCGGACTGGGCCTTATAGGCCACAACGTTGTACATAAATTAGAAAATTTAGGACATGATGTAATCATTGTGGATAATCAAACTAACTATGGAATTATTCCAGTAGATGAAATCAAATATCTAATGTCACAGCGTATTAAAAAAATTAAAAAATCATTATCATACAAATATGATATTTGTGACAATAAAAATATGGATTGGTTATTTGCCGGTAAAAAATTTGATATTGTAATTCATATGGCTAGCTTCCCTAGACAAAAGGTAGTAAATTCTAATCCAATCTGGGGCAGTCAAGTTATGAGTGAAGGGCTCATTAACTTATTAGAACTAAGCAAAAAACATAGTGTAAAGAAATTTGTTTACATCAGTTCAAGTATGGTTTATGGAGACTTCACTGACGATGTAACAGAAGATTATAATTGCAAACCACAAGGACAATATGGAATTCTTAAACTCGCAGGGGAACACCTGCTTAAAGATTACACTCGCCGAGGCTGTTTTGATCATGTTATTATTCGCCCTAGTGCTGTTTACGGTCCGCTTGATGTGGAAGATAGAGTTATTGCGAAGTTCATGCTCACTGCAATGCGCGGTGGAGTGCTCAAGGTTAATGGAGCAAACGAGACCCTTGACTTCACCTATGTTGAAGACGCAGCCGACGGAATTGTCGCCGCAAGTCTAAGTGAAAACACAAATAATAAAACCTATAACATTACAAAGTCTCATAGTCGTAGTTTGTTAGATGCCGCACAACTTGCCGTAAAAATTGTTGGTAAGGGCACAATCGAAGTACGTGACAAGGATTTAGATTTTCCTAGTCGTGGTGCATTAAACATTGATGCTGCCAAACGTGATTTTGGCTATAATCCTAAAGTAGACGTAGAAGAAGGTTTTCAAAAATATTATGAGTGGTTGAATGATAGCCCATTTTGGATTGAAAAGACAATACAAGTATCTCAAGGATGAATTACTTGATGCTACCAGTCAAGTCTTGCGATCAGGACAATACCTAGACGGCAAATATACCAGAGAATTTGAGCATTGGTTACAGAATAAAACTAAAACCGACTATGCAATAACTGTTCACTCTGGGACACAGGCACTAGAAATAATCGCTAACTATGTTTCTAGCCAGCAAAGAAAAACTATTGTCATACCTAACATAAGCTATCCTGCCACACTAAATGCATTTTTGAGGACTAATTTTGACATTATTATAAGTGATACTGACAAGTATGGAATATTACTTGAAGATTTCCCGCATCATATCAATAAAAACTATTGCATTGTTGGACTATACGGAAGAAAGCCATTAAATGATTTGAACTTTTTAGATAGTCGCAACTTCATTGTAGATGGAGCACAACATTGGCTGGTAGCTGATGGTCAAATTGGCATCGGTATGAGCATAAGCTTTGATCCTACTAAAAATTTACCTAGTTCGGGTAATGGTGGTGCAATCGTTACTAATGATAAAGACCTATATGATTATGCAGTTATGATGCGTAACAATGGTAAACCTGATTTTGATTTTGCTGGAAGCAATTCAAAAATGAGCGAACAAGATTGTGCTCAAATTTTAGTAAGGACCAAATATTTAGATAGTTGGCAATCTCGGCGAGAACAGATAAGGCAATATTATTGTAGAGAACTTAGAGAATATGTAACCTGTTTAAGCGATGATACAATTCCTCATGCTAATCAAAAATTCGTTATTTACTGTCCTGAAAGTAGGAATTCGTTACACACACATTTAATGGTGTCTGGCATAGAGAGTAAAATTCATTATGATTATACACTGGGTGAACTAGAAATAGCATACAAAATTAAAGACAAACCTACTCCCATGAGTACAAGTTATATGCTTATGCGTGGGGTTTTAAGTTTACCTATTTATCCTGAGCTTACCGATAGCGAAATTGAGTTTATTGCGGATACAGTAAAGAAGTTTTACGATAAATAAGGATATGTGGATCTTTACTGTAATATCTGAATTTATCGTACACGCAATATTTGCAGCCGGAGTGATAGGAATTATCGCTGGATTCGTATTGGGATTTATTCCCTTAATTGGTAAATACAAACTTCCTATACAAATTATTTCATTACTGACATTTGCTTTAGGTGTCTATCTTGAAGGTGGTTTAGCTAATGAAAAAGAATGGCAGCTACGTGTAAAAGAAGTAGAAGCACAAGTTGCTAAAGCTGAAGCTGAATCAGCAAAGCTTAATACCGATTTACAAGCAGCATTGGCTGACAAGGGAAAAATTATTAAAGAAAAGGGCGACACAATTGTAAAATATGTAGATAGATACAAGGATCGTGAAGTTTTGAAAACGATAGAAGGTCCTGAACGTGTTAGAGTAGAGGAAGTTATAAAATTTGTTGAAAATTGTCCTGTACCTAAAGAGTTGATAGACATACATAACGATGCTGCAAAATTAAACAAAGGGGATAAAAAATGAGAAAACTCATAATTATTCCTATTATCCTATTATCAGGATGTGCGTTTTTTAAACAACCCGTTCCTATCGTCCCAAAATTTCCAGATGCTACTCCTGAATTGTTAAAAAAATGTGAGGAACTTAAAACCATAGAAGGTGATAAAGTAGCAATAACAGAGTTACTAAAAACTGTTGTACACAATTATACCTTATATTATGAATGTTCTAATAAGGTAGAGGGCTGGAAAGAATGGTACGACAAACAGAAAAAAGTTTATGAGAATATTAAATAGTAGCATATTAAGGATATAACATGAAAAAGATATTAATCTGTTGTGCATTGTTGATGACTGGTTGTGCTTCAACTAGTAAAGAGCAACTATATTATGATGCCGCAAAATCACTAAGTAAAGACCAAACTGTATCTCAAAGTGCATGTTGGGCTGCTGTTGGAGAAATAGCCAAAAGTGGTGATAATTCTGTTAAAGTCGGAGCTATAGCATTAGCTGAAAAATGCAAGGCTGAAGGCGTAAAATTAGCCCCTCCCAAAACTAATTGGTTAGGGTTTTAAGATAAATATATTATCAAGGATAATATATGGCACAAGAAATAATTAATGTAGGTGCAGCCCCAAACGACGGTGATGGTGATCCGTTACGTGTTGCCTTTCAAAAGGTTAACAATAACTTCACTACATTGTTTGGCACTGGATACTTTACAGAAGAAGCAACTACTACTGGCTTAAGCCCTAATCAAGTTGTATTTGAGTACCCTGCTGATTCATTTACACAAGGTACATTTATAGTCAGAAGTTATGACCCCTCTACCGTAGACATGCAAAACGTTACATTGTCTGCCGCTATTACCAACAATGCCGGTGGTGTTAAATTTACAGGGTATGCTACAACTTCTGAAGGCAATGCTTTATGTAATTATGATATGATTGTAGCATCTGGGAACGTTCAAGTTTTAGTGAATCCGATTAAAAATTCAACAATTTATCATTATATTGCATATCAAATCACATATGAGTCACTGGTTGCAGGTGCTGCTTTAGCGTTAGAGTCATCTTTCAGCAGTGTTTTATCAACTGAAGGCAACGTTGTTATTACAACCGAAGGGTAATAATGCGAGCCCGCGAATTTATTAGTGAACAAAAGCTTAGTAAAGTGCATGATGGATTAGATATAGCATCTAAGGCATTACCAAACACTTTTATTATTCCTGAACTTAAAAATCAGGATTTTTATGACCTTTATCGTTTTGGTGTTGCGATTGCAGATGTTAGAGGCAATCAAATTAATGATGGTGTAAATGATTTTAAGCCAAATTTTGAGGCAGAATCTAGGTGGGGGGAAAATCAAATAGTTAGTAGTTTTGATCCTAATGTAGGAAAAGTTATTGACCAAGCATTAGCTAAAGTGCATAAACACGGCAAAACGGCTGTTAGTACATCCACAAGTGATGAAATGGACGATACCCTTACTCAATCTATTTTAAAACCCTTTAAAGGATACGAATAATGCGAGCCAAAGAATTTGTATCCGAGAGTAAGAAAAAAACTAAGTTAAGAAATAGACATAGATACCCTACACGTGGGTTACATAAATTCCGTGATGAAAGTTTAGCTGATAGAATTTATGAGCTAAACAGAATAATGATGGCAGCGGCAGCGACAGATGGAACTTTTTTGCCTAACATGGATCATGAAAGTTGGGCTGGAAGATATGATATTGCTGCACCATACACTAAAGAAGAACATAATATGTTAAAAATGGCATATGCTGTCAACGGAACTGAATTTCAAGATTTAAATGACGGAGACCTTCGTAGCCAAGAGTTGCCAGACACAAACACGCAAAGTATTGTAAAACCATTTCAGGGTTTTAAGAAAAAATAAAACGTAGGTCTCATAGAATAAGTAATATCAACATATTACAGGATTTGTATGATTGATATTAATAGCACGTTAGACCTTGTCAAGCTTAAATTTTATAATGAATGGCTTTACACAGCACATATTTACGATGAAGGCGATAGTCAATTTCATAAAGAATTGACAACAAATATCGTTACAACATATGTTGATCCACTGAAGCTTCCTAAAGATGCTAAAATTATAGATTTGGGATGCGGTCCTGGTTATTTCCTTGATGAAATGAAAAAACGTGAATACACCGATGTAACAGGAGTTACATTAAGCCCCGGTGATATTGCCCTATGTGAGGGTAAAGGGCATAAAATCAAAAAATACGATTTAAGTTTCTTGCCTCAAAAAGATGGATATACTGATGAATCAGTTGATTTTATATTTTTACGTCATGCATTGGAACACAGCCCATATCCAATCTTTAGTTTAATGGAATATAATCGTGTATTAAAACAAGGTGGCAAAATTTACATAGAAGTTCCGGCTCCTGACTGTGAACGTAGACACGAATGGAACTTAAATCATTATAGCATTTTAGGTGACCAGCAATTGCTTGCACTACTTAATAGAACAGGGTTTGATATAAACATATTGAATGCTATTGAATTTGATCTTGGAATAGCCGATCCTAATGGCGGAGAACCTAAGAAAGTTAAAGAAAAATTCTTTTGCTTGGTAGCAACTAAACAGCGTCCTTTGGATATTAAATGATTAGTGATAAATACTTTCTGTGAGGGTATTTCTATGATTATCGTAGAAATATTCGAAAGGCAACATAATGAAGGCAAGCGAAATTCTACGTAAACTAGCAGATTATATTGATGCTCAAGAAGCGGAATCCTCTGCTGAAGATTTAGCAAAACAACCGGATGATATTTTTATCCCACCGTTGCAATTAAAACTAGAATTGCTTAAAAAAGCTACAGGCGTAGAAAACGTGTATGATGAAGAAGCTGAAGAACAAGCGAAGCAACATGCATACGATGAACTTAATGCTATTAAAAAGAACGCAGGGATCAACATAGTGGCATTAGATGCATTAGGTGACGATGAACCTCTAGATGTTTAAGGGAATTTAGTACATGCCTGCTAATATCCCAAACGATCCAGTTGCAATACAAAAATTATTCACTAGCAGAGATAACTATGCTGATGCCAATACCTATGTTGGCCAAGAACAAAGACTATGGTATAATCCTGCAACTAACTGTTTTTATGTAAGTGATGGTGTCACACCGGGCGGAATTCCCGTAGACAATTGCGGTGGAGGTGGAGGTGGAGGCACATCGGGATTTAGTGGTATATCAGGTTGGAGCGGTACAACAGGCATATCTGGAACGAGTGGGACTTCTGGTATATCTGGAATATCAGGCTGGTCAGGTGTTTCTGGTTCATCAGGAACTACAGGAATCTCGGGAACTACGGGAATATCAGGCATAAGTGGCACTTCAGGTTTCACAGGCGTGTCGGGTTGGTCTGGTGTATCAGGAGCAAGTGGCACATCAGGCTGGAGTGGCATCAGTGGTTGGTCTGGTGTATCAGGTG